AACATATACAATTCATCAAAGAAACTTTACGAAAACATAGCGATATACAAATGAACTTTTTACAAGAATTACTCAAAAGTAAGTTTCCGAAATTAGATATATCCAGACAATATTTATCAGATATTATCAGAGATAATAATATTACCAGAAAAAGAGCAACTTTCAAACATTTTCCAAAAACTTATAGAGGCAATATTAGAAATGAAAAAGAAGAATTGAAAGAATTTTTTGATGTAATAAATAAATTCAAATTAGAAGATATAATTTCTATTGATGAAACTTCTGTAAGCACATCACTTACGCATAATTATTGTAGAGCATTTTTGGGTGATAGATGTATAAAGAAAACAACAAATAATGAAGTATTCAAAAAATATTCTTTGGTTCTAGCAATAAATAATAAAAAATGTATAGCATCTGAATTATACCAGAATGGAGCAGTAAATGCTGAAAGGTTTAATGAATTTTTGAATAACATATGTAGTAAAGTAAAAGGCAAATTATTTGTTTTAGACAACGGACAAATACATAAAAAAGAAAGCACAAAACAAATAATAAAAGAAAGTGGAAATTATTTAGTTTATACTTGCCCTTATCATCCAAGACTAAATAGCATAGAGCAGTTTTTTAATCAAATGAAACATTATATAAAATTGGATAAACCAACTACTTTTACAGCATTAGATGGAAGCGTGAAATCATCAATAGATAAAATAAAACCAACCAATTATGAAAACTATTTTATTTATGCTTATAATAAAGATTACTATAAAAATAAATTGAATAACAAGAAATATACTAAAAGAAGAACATTAAAAATTTATAAGAATTAAAAAAGTCGGCATTTAAAATACGCGTTGCTCTAAATCTTTTTACGATTTATTTGTAAGTTATATCCTTTATTTTTTCATAATTATGCCAATTACATTTATCAAAAAATGTTTGCCAATAATTATATGTTTCATAATCATCTGGCGTTCCCCAGCAAATATAATTTTCTACTTCAAAAATTTTTACCCGGAGTCCTTCTTTAATATTTTGATTAATAACATCGTCAACGTAAAATTCGCCATTTGTTCTTACATTTTCAATATAATTCTGCTTTAATCCATTTATAAAATATTCCGCTTTTCTAAAAAACATTGTTCCAATTATAACATGACTTTTTTTATGATCATGTTTATTTTCATCGAATTTTTTACAAGAAACACTTTTTATAAAATTATTTTCATCAACTTCCATCCAAGCATACATGTTTGGATTATTCTTACTAGTCGGATTATTTCTAAAACTCCAAACAATTATATCAACAGTTAGATCGTCTACTAATTTTTGATATTTATCTATGTCGTAATATACTCCATTGTCGCAAGCACTTATTAAAATTGAATTATTTAAATCCAGATTTGATTTGTCAATCCCTATTTCACTTGTACAAGCTTGTCCTTCGGTTATTTTATCAATTGAAAATACTTTACAATTTGTATATTCATTTTCTAATATTTTCTTAATATCATAATCATCAATATGTTGCTGTAAACATATGAACACCTGATTGCTCGTCTTAGGTAAACAATTTACAGCTTGGACAATCATATGTTTGCTACATACTTGTAATAATGGTTTGGGATTTTTGTATCCTTTGGATGAAAATCTACTACCAGCTCCAGCCATTGGCAATATCAAAGTAGTATTATTGTTATCAACAAATTCATTTTGTTGAAGTATTATATTATTAAAATACTTTGACCAATCTTTGTAAACTTCCAAATCATAAGGCGTTCCCCATTGTAACATATGTTCTATTTCAAATATATTCACTTTTAACTTATCTTCTACTAATAAATTGTATACCATACTAACGTAGTACTCATTTTTTACCTTTATTTTTTTATCCATCAAAAGTTGAAAATATTTTTTCATTATTGCGCCAGATTTAAAATAATAGGTTCCATTGGAAGCATATTCTGACATACGATCGTCAGTAAACGGCATTTTTTCTTGTATCGCTTCCATCCATCTGGAACCATTTTCAGTTTCTTTTAAAAACGCATAATTATCAGTTCCTAACATGTGGGGATGAAAACCTTTATAACAAGCAATTGCTCCATCCGCATTTCTAGATCGTGTATCTGTTAAAAATTCTTCATAATTCCAATAGGTTCCATAATCACAATAACTGACGATTACTTCTTTGTCATCATCAATATTGTCAAATATCAGGGATACCGCGTGAACAGGGCCTTCTCTCCCTTCAACAGGTACTTCATATATTTTTCCACTAGGACATATATTGTTTAAAAATTGCTTCATGTTTGTTTCTTTTATATGGTGATCATTACATATAAAACTAATATTTTTCTCTCCTGGAAACAAATTTACAACATGTTCGATTATAGGTTTTCCATCAACTTCTATAAGTGGTTTTGGATCGATATATCCAGCTTCTACGAAGCGTTGACCTAGTCCAGACATTGGAATAATTATTTGAACATCTCTTCTATTTTCCCATTGTTCAATATTATAAGATTTCGTACAAATCATACCCATTATTATATCTTCTTTATTGAAATACTCTTTATATTCTTTAATTTTTTCAGGTTGATTTTGTAATTCAGGAGAGACAAAACATAGTTTAAATCCAGCGTCTTTTAAAATATTATAAATTTCACGATTTAATGGAACTTTTGAAAAACAATCAACCCATACCCAATCTACCATGCCTTTCATATTTAATACTGTGTCTAAACCTTCGAATTCTGAAAACCGAACAGCAATGTTCCTTTCACCTTCGTTACTCAATTTATAAATCATTGGAAACGATGAATCCAGAAAAAAATAGTTTGTTATGTTGTGTTTTTTTATTAATTCTAACACTTTGTATTCTATTCGTTCGCTTTTGATATTCAATATTATGAAAGAATGACTGTAGTATTGTAAAAAATGAGAGAACAACTCGCCTTCTTGGAATGGATCGTGACTCAAATGTATTTCTCCATTTAAATTATCACGTAGATCAACTTCAATGCCATAATGGGATGATATCTCTTTTAATTGTTCAATTGTGTTGATTCGATGGCAACAATATATCATTTTAAATTAAATATTGATATATTTTTAAATTTGTGTATATTCAAATACATTATTTAGATCTACAATAAAATTATTTTTTGACTTTATTTCTTTTGGTAATAATTGATAATATAATTCATTATCACTTATATAAACTATTTTGATACCTTTTGGGTTATTAATATATTTATCAATTATTTCTTCTCTTGAAAGTTGAGGTATTGTTTCTCCTCCATATACTTTATAAAACACATGCTGTAATATACTATCAGTTAAATATATTTCAAAAGTTTGTGAATAATAACCATTTAATATTAAATTATTCTTTAAAATCCAATCATAAGTTGAACAGTAATGTTTCATAGTTTCTTTATTACCATAAGCAAACGCATCAGAAATCATTAATGGCGTATCTCTATAATAATGACCCCAAAATCTTATATCTGTCATATGCTTGTTTCTTAGTATTAACTCATTTGGACTATCTAGTATAAAATCTAAATTATTACGTATTATACACATATCAGATCTAGTTTTACAAATTATATCGAAAAACATATTATTTACTTTTTCAAAATTATCAATCAATTCCATATTTTTTTTGTCATTATAAAAACAAGAGAGACAATTGTATGAAGAAAACGGATTTATTTTCTCGTTATTTGTACTAAAAATTTCATTATTGATACGAGTTTCAACATAACTTTTGGGAAACTTGTATTTTTCAAAATAAACATCTCCAAATGTATCACCAAAAGTATCTTTTAGATCACTAATTAAAAGTTCTAGATTTGTGTCTTTATCAAGGGAAAATGTGTTAATGGAAAAAAATATAAAAACTGTATATTTTTCTTTTAACATTGTTATAAAAGGGAATAAACATTCTTTATAACCTAATAATCTACCACTTACAAATAACGCAATTTTTAACATTTTGAATTTATACAAACAAAACCTTTAAATCTTTAATTAATACTTAAAATTATTTTCATGAATAATAAACATGAAAATTGCTTTTTTTAATACTCTAGAAATATACAAAAATATATTTCCAATTGATGATAATAATCGTGAAATCAATGCGTATAAATTAACTAATATCATAATTACGGGTCACAATCTTTATTATCCAAATGTATTATTAAAAACAGAAAACAACATTGTACTGCCTTTATTAGAGAGAACAATGTCTCTTAAAAGTAGCACTATTTATGAAAAAGAAAACATGAATTTTAATTATTGTGAAAAACCCATAAAAACGATTTGTGATGATCCATTATTTTTTTTTATTTATAATACTGATAATTATTTTCATTTTATTTATGATTCATTACCATATTTAATTTCATATATACAACTTAAATTGGAAATACCTGGATTAAAGTTGTTGATGCAATATCCAAATGAACAAAAAAAGGATATGTATCCTTTTGTAGTAGAATTTTTAGAGATTTTAAATATCACAAAAACTGACATTATATTGCTTGATGAGTGTACGCAATACAAAGAAATTTATATTTCTACGTCTTACACTCATGATCTTGATTCGAATTTACCTCCGAGAAAAGAAATATATAACTTTTATCAAAACATAGTAAAAAGTATCAATGAAAACTACGTCATTCCAACCCTGAATACACCAAAAAAAATATATGTTTCTAGGAGAACGTGGTTACACAATGATTTCAGCAATATAGGTACAAACTATACTACACGAAGAAAACTCGTTAATGAAGATGAATTAGTTGAAAAACTGAAGACTCAGGGATATGAAGAGGTTTTCACTGAAAGACTAACTACTATTGAAAAGATTCTATATTTTTCAAATGCGACTCATGTAGTGGGTGCTATTGGTGGAGGTATATCTAACGTTTTGTTCTCGCCAAAGACAACAAAATTAGAAGCGATTGTTTCACCCACTTTTTTAGATGTAAATACTCGATTTAAATATAGCTTGGATTGTGTTGACGTATATTACAATTTTAATACAGAACATTTTGAAAAAACAGAATTTAAAACTTATATGAGGGTGAAAACAAAGGAAGGAAATATTGTTGGTGAAATAGAAAAAATATATGATAATAAATTATTGGTATCATATACAGATGGGTCAAATACAGGTTGGAATGCTCAAAATGAATACAAACAAATAGAATTAAATATGGAAGATGTTGAGAAATTGGATAATGGGTTGAATAGTACTTGGATTTATGATATATAGTTATTTTTAATATTTTTTTGCTAAAATATTTGTTTGAACTTTAACACTATTTATAAAATTATTAATATCATCAATTGGATTTTCTAGCATTAAATCAAAATTATAATCATCTTCAACATATTCACCACATTCTTTTAATCCAGCATCATATAATTTGTAATTATTATACTTTAATAGTTTTAGAATATTAGTGGCTTCATCAATACCCCATAAAGGAGTTATTTCGATAATAATATTTTTAATTATATCCGTATTTAATGTTTTTTTTAATCCACCTAAACATATTAGTTCACTACCTTCAATATCTATTTTCATTAAATCTATGTTGTTAATAGTGTTTTCTAATATAAATTCATCTAATATTAACTTGTCTATATCTGAACTAGATTGACTACATTCCTCTATTCTAAGAGCACCAACATTATGACCAGAAACAATATTGGTTTTATAAAATTTATCATTCTCATTAGTGACACATTTACAATATGTATTTATATTAGTAATTTCATTTAATTTAATCGATTCATTTAATAATTTTATATTATTTATATTAGCATCGAATGAATATATATTTTTACAATATTTATATGAAATCAAACTAAAGTATCCAATATTTGTACCAATATCAAATAAAATATTGTCGGTTTTATCTTTTAATATAAAGTTAAATAAACCTGTAATATTTGGTTCCCAACATTGATTATCCATTATACTCTTAGATATAAAATCAATATTATCACAACAATTACATTTACCATAAATTATAATTTTAGTATTATCATATAATTGATAATGTTCCATATTTATATAATAATATTATATTATTATTTATATTATTATATCATATTACATCAAATCACTTACTTCAAATATTTTAGGTTTTTTTATTGTTTCATTACAACAAATAAATATACAATCATTAGATAAACCACCATATTCAATTGGACAACATCCACAATTATTGTGTCCATCCATTCGCATATGTGTAAAACATCCTTGAGTAATAGCTATTTTATATTGAAAATTAGACCAAATAGTATCTATTTCTGATTCTAAATTACATCCATCTTTTACATAAGGTTTTACATATTGGTTATAAAAACTTTTTTTAATTATATGAGGATTATTTGTATAAACACAATTTTTACTCGTCATTAAATATGTTAATGGATTTTCATATATTTTTTTAATATAATCTGGTAAAATAATTTCAGGGTTTTCTAAATAATGTGTTACTAAATACATTTGTCTTAAAATATCATTTGAATTATTGGAGACATCTGATAAGTTAAACATATTTTTATACAAGTTATGTTGTATTGGATGACCAGGATTTTTTAAAGAACGAAGTCTAACTACGTCAACTTCATTTTTTTTTAAAATATCTAAAGAGTGATCAAGTATTTTATATAATTTTTCTTTATTAATACAAACACGAAAATCATTTTCTAAAAATAAAATATTCTCATATTTAGCATTATTTTGTATAGAATCTATACCTCCTGCCATTTTTGTATTTACTTTGTTTAAAATAATGTTGCTTATATTAAATTTTTTACATATTTCATGTTCTTCATTTTGTGAATTAGAAGGTTGTATAATACATATAACGTCGTCTGTATAATCTAGTAAACCTGATTTCTCATATGATAGTAAAGTATTGTATAATGTTTTGTGTGAATTATAACTAAGAATACCTATTGTTAATTCCATATAACATATAATAATATTTAAATATAATTTTTAATTTTATTAATTAATGTGTTGTATAGACTAATATTTTTAACAATATGATGATCCTCGTATGTTGGTATATATTTTTCATTTACTGACATATCTTCATTTAATATTTCATCATTTAAATCAACGTAAATAATATTATTTTTTTCACATTCACATTTAAGTATTTTATTAAATTTTAAATTATTATCAAATCTAATTTTAAAGTTGTCATAATAATCTTTTACATCATCATAATTAATATTTAATAAATTAGAACCAGCCGGGTTATAATTAGATATTTCTCTAAAATTAACGTTAAATATATGTTCATTTGATTTAATAACTGTTGGATTTATCCCCAAAATAATAGGGTTGTTAATATAAGTTTTAACAAATTCAATATATTTATCAACACATGAAACTATAAATTCATCTATTAATAATTTTTTACTATTCTTAATTGATTTATAATAATAAATAAATTCAATATCACTTTGACCTAAAAAAAAAATTAATGTTTTATCTTGATTTTGATTTTGATAATCTAAAATTTGCTGTTTTAGTTTTAAAACGCTATTTTCATTATATAATCCACAAATTGATGCTCCATATCCATATAAAATATTCATATTCGGATTATCAAATTGTGTAGTATGTGAGTTACCTATTAAACAAAATTTATCTTCCATGTAATAAATATATAAATATATATATATAAATATATTTATAATTGTATAAAACTATTGATTATGAATTCATAATTATTATTTGTTGGAATTTTATCTTTTAAATAATACTTATCACATATATTTGATAAATCATCTTTCATATCCATATAAACTTCAATAGGAGACAACAATTCACTTTTTATTGTTATATAAAGAATTTTAAAATAATCTAAATGTGGTCTACCTAAGCAATAATGTATTTTTTCATTTGTCTTTTGTAATCCGTAACATTTTAATTTACTACAATAATATTGTAATTTATCATTTAATTCACTTTCTCGATATGTTTCGTTTGGAAAATTTAACCACAAATTTAAAAAAGATATTTTTTTCCAAATTGCTGGACAAACATCATAAGGCGTCATTGTTTTTCCTTTTGCGCTATTTAATTCACATAATGGTATATTGTGATTATTTATTATATTAATTCCATTAAATACATTTAAACTACATCTATCAATATTATTGTAAGAAATGTCATAAAATAATGTTTTTATTTTGTCTATATCACAATTGACAATTATCTGTACATCATGAACAATTAAAATATATTCTGAATCAATATTATCTAAAATATTAATCCATCGTTGTGCATAACAATCACTGTCTTTATATTCAATATATTTTGTAAAACCATATGGTTTTTGTATACTATTATTAATGTTTGATATAAAAATAGGGTTAAGTTCTTTAAATTCTGAAATATAGTCCTGAATTATTTCCCATAAATAGGAATAATCACTATGTGAAAATATAATTAACGACATGAATTTTATATTAGAAAACAAATAAAAATATAAATTATAACATTTTCCTATATTTTTCAGCGTCCCAATTGTTCAAAAAACATATTTCTTCCAATGATAAGAAATTTTTATTCAAATCTGTGTCTAATATAATCAAATTTGATTTCAAAACCTCTTCAATTTCTTTGCATTTTGATAATGAAATACCATTAATATAAATATTTCCGTCTTCAATTATTATTTTTGGAGGTTCATTGTATTTATTTTTGTATTCTTCCATATAGCTTAAATCAAAAAGAGTTTCTAAACCACAATATATTAAAAAATCGGGAAATGTTATTGATTCTTTAAATAGTTCTAATTTATTATTTAAATAATATTTTATTGTAGTATCTTCGCATAAATAAGAAACATTATTTGTTTTATACCCGCGAAGATTTAAAATGGGACGCTCCCGTGGAGCGTCATTTGAATTCGTCACTGGTAACTTACTTGAAGAATCAAATGGTGTCCCATTTGAATTCTTCAACGGTGTAAATACATCATTCACAACAGCACTAATCTTATTTGTATGTTTATATTTACTAAAATCCAAGTGTTGATATGATTCAAATTTTTCCAAAACTTCTTCTAATAAATTATATATTTCGTCGTAATTGTCACATGTAATAATTATACCGTGATTTATTAAAAATATAATTTTTTCGTCATTGTATTTTTCTTTAATCTCATTACACACTTTTATTCCAGGACTAAAATAATCTATTACTAATGAATCCGGATATATTTCATTAATTATTGTTTTCGCTTCTTTAGTTACTAAAATACGGTTGATCTGTATAGGATGAAGATGAAGTGTATATTTTTTCAGAATAGAATGCATAAATGTTTCAATAGATCCTCGTTTATTTCCTATAAAATTATATTCTGTGACTTCTTTTACGTTGTTGTTTTTAATATCTTCCAATAATATTGTATTATCTATTGTAACATACCCGTTATTTTCATCTATATTTGCTAAATTATAACCAGAAGCTTTAATAAACATCAAATTTTGATGTTTCACCGAAGTGTTTCCTCCCCCAGCTTGTACCAAATCAAATCTTTCACCACAATATTTGGATATTTGTTTCAATTTATTTAAACCGTTTTGAATATCATTAAATTCGTTATATAACACTCGAAAACTATTAAATTCAATGTATTTTGTATCAGAATTACTAGTAACAATAGAGTTTGTAGTAGTAAACCAATAAGGAAGTACATTCATGTTCAATGCTCCATTGATGTCTTTATTAAAATCATCACCAATCATTATAACATCATCTGGACTTAACTTCATTTTTTTTAAAATTGTTTGAAACATTTGACAACTTGGTTTTTCAATTCCGACTTCTTCACTTGTCACCAAAACGTCGACATAATCTATTATCCCTAATTTTTCTAATTTTTGGATTTGATATTCAGTTTCATAGTCTGTCAGAATACCAATTTTAACTCCCAAATTTTTATTCCACGCAATAAAATCTTGGACCCCTTCAAAACAAACCATGTGATCAAAAAAAACTTTCCAATACAAATCATTTAAAATTTGCGTATTTGAATAATGTAACTTTAACAATTCTGATAATTGTTTAAAATATATACTTTTGTTATGAGAAGAAGCAGTTGATTTCAATTCAAACTTTAGTTTTTTCGAAATATTTTCATATAAATCCTTGATTTCACAATACGTCTTGTTAATTCCATAATTATTTTGTAAAAATAATATTACAGCATCCAAAGCGTTATTATGGCAAATATCATAACTATAAATAGTATTATCTAAATCGAAAATAATCCCCTTATAAAACATAAATATTATAGCGTTATAACATTTATATTTTTATTTTATATTAATAATAATATTTTTTATAATGGTCTCATAATCATAATCATAATCAAAGTACAAATATATATATTTATTTTCATGAACGATTTTACTTACATTTAATGATGTAATAATATTATTTATATTAAAAATATCTGATATTCCAATTCGTAAAAATACGTCTATTTTTTCATAAGGAATAAAATTATTTATAGTAAACACCTTATCAGTATAAAAATTGATTATTATATCAGCCTTACTTTTTTGAGGTAAAATATATTTGTTAAAATCGTCCTTTCTGTTATTTATTTGTTCCATTATTTTTTCAATAGAATAACCACGTTTTTTAATATCCCTATTTATTTTCCATGGTATTCTTACATTATCATCCGTATCTATATAAATTTTCAAATTTATTATATTTTCTTCGATATATAAAGAATGTAAACCGCAAACAATTATATTTTCTTTACTTTCAATTAACTTTCTATCTGTAAATCTACCAGTTTTATGATCATAATCGACTTGATAAATATTGTTTCCAATGATCAAATCAAAAACATCTTGTTGCATTTTTGTAATATAATTTGATTGTGGATTCAAATGAGTAAGCTGATTCCAATTTTCATCATTTCTTTCCCATTTATGATATCTATCACATTCTAGTATAAAACTTTCATTGAAAATTTGCTTAATGATATTCGAAAGGGTTGTTTTTCCTGTTCCTGAATCTCCTGTTATCGCAATTGTATTACATAATGATAATATTATTTGATAATCTATATCTACTTCTTCATATATAATAGCTTTATTATTCAAGTAATGATATAAAAGTGTCTCATTAACAATTCCGTATTTTTGAATCAATTCTTGTAATTCTTCAAAATAATTCAGATATTTGTCCATGGAATCAGCATTTCCATAAGCTATTATATCACAAATAAATTTGTCATTTTGATTTTTTAATTTACTTACATCGATTTTAGCATCTTTTGGAACAATAATTTTATTGTACATTACGTTAAGATCAATTTTTTTTTGTATACAAACATCAGGTCTTATTTTGATAATATTATTATATTTTATTTTTTCCAATACTTCAATTTCTTTCCGTTTATTGTTCAATAAGAATAATTTATAATTTTGGTTCAAAATATTATTTATATTATCATCATCACTAAAATGAATATTTTTAGTAACAATCATACATTTCGGGTTTAATGATTTATAAACTTCATCTAATTTGATTTCTTTATTAGTATATTTTTTTTCTTTATCCATAGTTAGGTGAATATAAATATCAACATTATTTTCATCAATAATATTTTTGTTTATATTATCAACATTTTCTTTAAAACATCTTAAATAGCCACTTATCAATAATGCGGATTTCATAAAGATACCTATATAATAAAAGTAATTATAAAAAATTCAATAAATATTCTTCAAAATGTTTACAATCTATATTAAAATTTCCATGATTATCTTCACATAAATTAGTGTACCTATTGTAGTTTAGCCCCAAATATTCCATAATATTTCTATAATGATTATTATGAGATAAATGAGTGTCTCCTTTATTTAACAATTCTATAATTTTTGTATTTTTATTAGCAAATAATGAAAAAGTCAAAGCAGAACTATGCGGTGAAATAATTAGTTCACTTTCCATAAATAACTTAATTTTATCATGCGTATTATAATTTTCTAATTGTATGTAGTCAAAACTAAATTTTAGTAACAATTCTTGAAAATTTGTTTCGTTCAATACTGAGCGTTTTAAAAGACCATTATGTTGTGTTTCAGAATTTTTTCTTGTAATGAAAATTCTTTTACCAGGAATAATGTTGAAATTCATTTTTTCCAAAAATAAATTTCGCAAAAATGGAAAAATTATTGTTGGATCATCACTATAAGGATTAGTATCACAAGTTTCACCATAAATTGATACGATTTCATAATCTGGTATTTTAGATAAGTCTTCGACTAATTCAAATTTATCTTTTATAATTTCAAATGCTTCTCTTTGAAACGGTAAAATATTTTTCATGTAAATTTTTATAGGAAACTGAAATTTTTTATTACTAGGTTCATTTACAATTTTATCACTCTCTAAAAGATTGCTTGTATTAGGTGAACCTCTGACATTATAATTTTCATTTAATATAAAATGTAAACCACCTAAATTATAAATAAAAAAATGATATATCCACATACCACCACGACCTTCTAAATAAAAAATAGTTTCTTTAATCAGATAGTACTTATATTAAAAACAAGTTTATTTTTTGTTAAAATAAACATATAAATATAATACCGCTATATATTTACTACTATTCGTGAATGATAAATAATTCATTGTTTTATTGTCCAAACAAAGATACTTATCCACCATTTAAAAATGGATTCTATTTAGAAGAATATTTTTTAAATAAGATACGAGACGAACAACCTACGTTGAAGAGAAAATATATACCAGCATTATGGACAAATTTTCAAATAGAAGGTTGGTTTCAAGATAAAAAACATGAAATGCAGCAAATTTTGAACGAATGGGTAGTAAATAATCCCAGCGAAAACGGATATTTTACTATTGCGCAATATGACGACGGACCGTTATTACAATTACCGCATAATACAATTGTATACGGGGCTTGTTCAGGCG